TCAAATAATGCCATTCTTTTCTTATTGACTCGTTTAGAAGATTTTCCTGTTTGCAGCATTTTTTCATACATTAAAATATCACCACCCATGCCCGTCAAAGCATTGCCAAATTGACGAACCATATCCCCTGATCCCCGGGCTTCTGCACCTATTGCTTTTTGTCCCGCGGCTATCGCAAACAACGAAGCTAATCGCTTCTGTTTATCTTCCCCACCAAAAGACATTGCTGCCGCCCCAACTCCACCTAGTGCCGATTGCAAGTCGGAGAAACCAATTGCAGTCTTAGTGGTTCCTTTTGCCAAAATATTTAAACTATCTTCGAGATTCCCAATATCTTGACCTAGTGTTTGAACTGATAGTCTAGCAATGTCGATACCTTCTGCTAAAGCAATTTGTCCTCCGGATGCAGTAACAAACTTCAGTACTGGAGCCAAGGCCCTTTCTGCATCCTCCGGACTAAAACCTGCAGTAGTTAGATTACGAAGTGCGTCAAAAACTTCATTAGCAGTATATTCTGTTGTAGCTGCTAATCTCTTCACTAACTTCTCAGTCTGTCCAAATCTTTTGTTCCCTTCATCAAGTGCATTACCCTGAAGACCTGGTAGACCTAATGCTATTTTAAGTTGAACAGATGCAGACTCCATCTTTTTAAAACGAGTAAGCATTTTATCAAATGTATTATCGATACCAACTGACAAGTTTAATAAGTATGTGCTTAATTGAACAAGTCCAGCTTGAATATTTGCAATACCTTGATCAGATAAGTTATTCATGCCTTTAGTTGTTTTTTTTGTACTATTTTGTGTTTTATTTAAGGAACGCTCAAGTTTTTCAAATGCATTAGACAATCGATCTACTGTCTGTTCTGCCTTTTTACCTTGGATGTCTATCTTAATACCAATTGCGGAAGTTGACATATACTATCTCCTACTTCTAGTGGCCTCTTTTTCTCTATCTATTATATCTTGAAATAGTTCTAAATAGATCTCTCTTTGTCGGCTAGGTATAGATAGTATATCATATCTTGACCACCCCCACCTTTCGGCCAAGGCAACTACTGTTATTATTAGACTTTTTTGCGTTTTCTCCGACCAGTCTTTCCAGTCTTCTTCTTTGTCTTCTCCCCCTCTCCCGAATTTAAAAAACCCATAATATTCACCTCAGTTCCAAACTCATGCCCACACCCTTCACAAATTACTTCGATACTAGTATCAATACCTACCGAATTATCTGTGATTGCTAAAGCAAATGCATTACGGTCTCGAACACCTAATCTACGCACATCTTCATCGGATGGTGTAAAGCGTAAACCTTCTACACTTTTGATACCGGATGCAATCATATATGTAGCCATCTGCCCTTCCGGAACTGAGGCCATACCTTCCTGGGCTTTACCTTTCGGAAATTTCCAAACAACCTTGTTGCAATACTCTTTGTTCTCTGGATTCAAGAAACCTCTTGGTAATTCAATATCTAGTTCCACTTCACTTTCATCCCACTCATAAACATCCATATCATTAAAGTCAATCATACGGCTTTCTACATGGGAACATTGAGGACATTCTAATTCACTCAAGAACTGTGATTTATCACTTAATGTTCTAATCGATAAAGTTAGGAAATCTCTATCTGCAACAAACATCTCGTGAACAAATCTTTCGGGAATTAAATCCATAGGATTCTTTTTTCTATCTAACAACCCAGGGATCTCTTGAATACAACGTCTTAGTAAAATAGAAATGGCTTTTGCACCATTATTTCTAATTTTTTTTGACGTTAAGTTTTCTTCATCAATGCCAGTCATCTCATCAATAACTACTTCTTTGTATCTAACACCATCGATCTCAAGACCGATGGGTAAAGTGACATTATCTGTATGATCAATCATTATATTGCCTTATATCTTGTTGAAAAGTCTTTTTATAATCTAATTAGCTTAGGCGATCAGTCTCAATAATCCCATGATGTTGGATTGTCATTGAACTAATAACTACATCGTTTGATGTTGCATCAAAATCACCGATTGTGTATTCACTAGGGAAAGCATCAAGCAACTTATATTCCTTAGCTAGAGCTCCCTGTTTGTTGTACAGTTTCACTGTAATGTCTTTTCGATATGATGCATTACCAGTATCTCCAAGACCTCCAGATGGCATTTCACCACCCGAAGTTACATCACAAACAGTCTTCATCCACTTGTTGAAATCATCATCATTTGAAATACCTCGCTCAAAAGTCACTGCATCATATGTCATCATGCCAGCGAATTTCTCCATGCGATCTGCCATGTTGCCTTCTCGATACTCAACAACTTCTACAGAGCTTTTAAGTCCAGAGACTTTTTGAAAAGCAGTTCTATCAAAGTAATTGCCTTCCAATGAAACAGTGAATTTATATCCACGTAAAATATCATTTGTTAATCTTGCCATCTTTTATTACTCCTCAATTGTTGTTCCGGCAGAAGTTTGGCTAAATCGAAAAACCATAAACTCCGCAGGCTTTAAAGTTGCAACTCCAATTTCACCAACAAGTAGACCTCGTTGGATTTGATCTGGAGTATTTAATGATGCATCAATTTTAACATAAAATGCTTGTTCTTGATTCTCACCCGCAAGTTGTCCGCTTCTGAAAAGTCTACTTAAGAAGCTTTCAAATTCAGAAGTAAGTTCTTCCCACAACTGTGGGCTATTATTCCGAAACAAAGATGGACGCGCTAAAAACTTAATGCTTTGTTCGATAAAGGTCATTAATCTACGTACATTAATATATGTGAAATCAATCTTACTACTTAAAGTTCTTGCACCAAGTACAACAACACCTGGTAGTAGACCATCGGCACGATTAACTCTACGAAGACAATTAATCCCAATAGGATTTAATTTACCATGTTGTTTCTCAGTTGGGTTTGATTCTAATTTAACGATACCGTTTAGTACGCCAAATTGACCAAAGCCCGCAGGAGAAGAAGCGACACTGCCTTTAGGAGCAGGAATGGAATCAACACGGCTATAAAGACCTGCAACAACTCCACTAGGGGGAACCACAATATTCGAGGAACCATTAGTAGATTTAACAACAACATGCGGATAGTACAAAGCTCCCCAATAAGAATCTACTCCTAAAGTATTCTTTCTATAATCACCAACAGAACCTACACCAATATCTTGTGCATTAAGTCCTGATGGAGCATCTAATACTGCAAACATATCCATTCGATCACCGCAATAATCAAGCATTGCTACTTGGATTGCAGGTAAAATAGAAGAACTGATTACAGTACTTGGAGGTACGCAAAGAATATTTACACTATCTTTCTCAGAAAGTGCATAAATCCCACGAGCATTTGCTTCTGTACCAATCGCATCTGTCGATAAGAAACCAGTCGTTTCTGAACCACCGTTTGAACTTAATGGGATATGTGAGGCAATTGTGTGAGCAGTAGCAATCTCTTTTGCATTAGTTAAATTATCTGTTGGAATTAGGTCTTCTGCAATAACATAAATAGAACCAATTTCAGTATCATTGATAATTGTTTCAATGTAGTTGTCCGCATCGGGGTTCATTGAAGTACCCAACCATGTTTCCAAGACATTTAGATCTTTATCTAAAACATCGATATCATACTCAAGTACTTCAATCTTAGAGTCGGCAGATGTGATTACCTGCGTTAATCCAGAAGTTAAAACAATTGAATGCTCTACTGAACCACTAACTACTGCAGATGATGCCTCTGCAACAACCGCATATGAAATAACAGGAGCACCACTAACTGCTTCAGTAATTTTCAGTATTGCTCCAGGACGAATTCCTTGGATTGATAATACTTTAAGAATAGTATCTCCAATTGCAGCATCTGAAGTGATATCATCAATATTATTTGCATCATTATATTGAGATACAAAATTACCAGAAAGACGTACTTTGACAGATAATTCTTTACCTGCAACTCCAAAGGAGTCTACACCACGATATCCTGCTTTAAACTTTAAAAGTGAATCAGATAATTGATTAGTTAATTCTGTATTTGCTGCAACAGGACTTGCTGCACTTGAATAAAGACGAACTACATAAGCACTGGATCCACCATTCTCAAAAAATGATCGAACTGAATAGTACAATGGTTCATCTAAAACAGGTCCACCAAAGATTCTTTCAAAGTCATTGAGACTTGAAATCAAAATTGCTTTGTCAACAGGACCACGTTTAGTAATACCTAAGAAAGAACCTACGCTTGTTGATACGCCAGTTCCAATGTTTTCGGGAGTGAGTATCTCTTCAATAAACACACCAGGTCTAGTATAAGCCATTGCTTACCTCACTTTTTGGGAAACCAAAAGTTTTGATCATCAAATGAGAAGATTCTATGCCTTGTTTTCTCTGCATCCATTGCAATATCAGAACCTTTTGGAGCATATGGTTCATATCTTTTTTCTTTACTCTCACCGTCAGAAGGAATAATTTTAGAAGTTGTCTTAACAATATTAGAATAAATCTTGAACTCTCTAACGCCCTTAGATAAGGAATCGTTATCCGTATCCTCAATATCTGCAACAATAGAGATTGTCCAGGTCTTATTATACACTACAGTGTCAATATCGACATCATCATTTACACTAAATGATTCTCTAAAGTAGTGATAATATGAATCACCAACAGACAGGTTGTCTCTTGGTGCAAATCGAGATTCTACCCAACGCATGAGTTCTCGATCTTCAAATGCAGACAAAGAAAATGTATTTAACTCATAAACAAGTCGATAATACTGAGGAACTCTTCTTTCTTGATAAACAGGAACATCAAGATCAGTTCTTACGCTTACAGTATATGTTTCTTGACTATCATACATAGATGTCTCTGGAACCATATTTGATAAAACTAAGGAAATAGATGGAAATCTCCTTTCGTTAGCTTCTTCAATGTCCGGGTAATCAAGAAAGACAGGAACATAAACATCCCTGCCATTTCTGTCCTTTAAAATCTTTCCTGCAAATGATTTAGACAAAGCGTCTTCTAGTGCATAAATCGATACTGCCATTTTTATTTACCACCCTTTGTTCCATCTCGTGATTCTATCAAAGCTTTGTTTTTGTTTTTGATATATTTATTTAAATCACGATTAAAGGCTCGAAAAGTATTAGTAGTCCAATAGTCTGATATCTTACCCATATTCCCTGATTGTATATATGGAAGACACGTTTCATCAAAACGCTTTAAAACTGTTGATACCTTGGGGGTTTTTCCCATCTTTTTATGGAAATTTATTTGACGCTTACGAGTATTGTAAACTGATACATCAATCTTTATCTCACCAAGTCTACCAAAGACCCTATACTTCATACCGTGATCAATAATAAGACTCAAAGGATTGGGTATATCTTTGTGGGGTCTATGCTTACCATGTGAAGTAGATTCAAACTCAATTGTCCCTATACCACCAGGTACTCCTTGCTTAAGGTTTTCTTTTAGTAATGGTATTCTTGATTCTACTCTATTTCGTAATAGCTTCGACATATCGTCAAGGAAGGCTTTTCCTGTAGGGATGGCACCTTTTAACGCATTCTTAAAGTTAGGGCCTCTACGGTTAATTTTGACACCAAAAAGAACACCTCTTGATGTATATTCAAAAGATGATCTAACCCCTGCCATAATAATCGGACTCCTTCTCACCTAATTTTTCTCGCAGTTCGATTTCAACAATCAAGGGCCGATCACCAATTCTACCCGTGAAGCCACAACTTGTAATTCGCCAGACTCGGTTGTCAAACACTAGAAGATCGCTAGGTGTAATAGTTTCTTTAAGAGGAGTGGACTTACCAAACAAATCAATCAAAAATTGAACTGGGATTGTAATGTGCGCATATCTTTCTGATGCTTCCCCAATTCTACTAATTTGTTCTGGATTAGGTTCTCTGTTTACTTTAGCCAAAATATCATATGGTGCTTCGTAAACTTTTTTTCTTTGTTTATATATACCGCCCGTAGCAGTAGGCATATATTTAACAAGACGTATGATCTCACCATACTTTTGGTGTATCGATATAACGCCCTTTTCTGCGGATTTTATAATACTATTCATGGTACAACCACAGAGGATGATTGTGTATATGAGTAAAGATCATTAGAGTTAGTGATCTTTAATCGATAATAGTATGTGCCTGGTAATGGTCTTTGTTTGTATGAAGAAACCTGATTATCACTTGTAGTGAAAACTACTGCCTTTGTTGAAAAGTCTATACTTAAACTTCTTTCGACTTCATAAAACCTAAAGTATTGATCATACACAACATTCCAGCTTAACAAAACCTCACCATTACTTATCCCAACTGAAAAGTCGTGTGGTGTGATTGGTTTATCATAAGCATAAGACATTCTTCTACCGGTTCTTAAACTAAGTCTAGACATTGTATACTGTTGTATCTCAGGACCTTCATCACCTCGATCTTGTAGTCGAGCAATGGTGTTCTGATACTCCATGTCTAACTTTTCACCCATTTTTAGCCAATACTTTGGCCCTTCAAGGGGCATCTGTTGGCGTTGAACAGATAGTTGCGGAACAGATACAATTGCATCTGGTATGTTAGGGAAATCCTCAACATCACCAGATGCTCCCTCACCACCACGTACATAACACATATTTATAGTAGATCTCAGTTCCAATAAGTACTCATACTTAACGGGAAGCGAACCTACTGTATATGATGAATCTAGATCCAGATTCATTCGGCCCATACCCGATTCAATAGAATCAATATAGTATGCATCCAGGTACAATGGCCTCCCATCTTCTCGATTGTCTTGAGAAACAACATCATGCACTCTTGATCTTACTCTTCTTACAATTGAGTTGATATCGGCCATTTGAAACCCCTTAAATCACACGCCCTAAAGACATGAGCCAGTTTGCAAGGTTTGAAGGTAATTCATACACTTCACCTGCTTTAATCTCGTAATTAATCTTACCAAAAACACCTCTAGCATTCTGCACTGCTTTCACACGGATGTTTCTTGGGGCCTTTTTTTTGAGATAAGCAACTTCCACAACTTCTTCTTTTTTCTTTAATAAATCAGAAGGAACTTCTTTTTTATCAGACATGGTTTGAGCCACGGCAATTGCAATCTCTTCTGCTACTTCCAAAACCTCAGTTTTTTTTCTAGCAGTTTTTTTAGATGTTGTTTTAGTTGTCTTAGTCATTGTTTATTCCTATTAGGCAGATGTAATTACAACTGAGTATTCTGGTAAAAGATTCTTGACACCAAAAATCGAGTACCATGCTAATCCATGTTTACGACCGAAGTCCTCAACACCGTTATCACGAAGCTCTACAGGTAAAGATTCTGCAATATGTAAACACTGATCACCAAATACCGCAGCTTTGTACAGAGGTGCTGCATTAGACTCACTCCCATCTGCTGGATTTACATAACCATTTAAAAGTTTTGCGTCATATGCTGCATTACCTACATCAGTAACTGCACCATTTGTCATGTGAGTAGAGATAATGAAGATCACGTCTTCAAAACGCCCAATTTCACCAGTAAACAAGTTGCGAGTACCAACATATTGATGAGCGTTTACCCAATCTGGATCTCGTTTTAATTGTGCTGCTTGATGAGGATGTAAGAAACAAACATAATAATCACCAAAGAACTTAGGAGCATTGTTTGTTTGTAGTAGTTCTACACTATCTCGAATAGCATCGATATCTAAATAGTCATCTGCTAGGAGACCAAATTGATCTGCACGATCATTAACGAACACTGCATTTGTTGTCTCAAGAAGAGCATCACGAAGAGCTAAATCTCGAACGACTGCAAAGTCTCGACCAAGAAGAGTCGCGGCTTCTGCCATCACATCATCCCATGAAAGACGAAGTAGTTTTTCACTCACTTGAATTGCATTACCCCACTCAGTGACTGTAATGGTTTTTCGTTCTGCACTCATTGTCTTAGCAGACAGAATATCATTCTCGCCTAAACTACCACCACGAGTAATGTCATCATAAACAGTGAACTGAATGTTTTCACCAGGAGCGCGTTCTAGTTCTTGTTTACGTACTGCAAACTCTTCAAAACGCATCACTCCTTGTGCTTTATGTAAAATATCTAGACTAAATACGTCTAATAGTGCTTTGGGTAAACCAATAATTTGATCACCAGTGCCTGCGGCACTGTCAATTACACCTGTTACTGCCATGGTGTTTCTCCTTCTTAATAAAAATAAAGTTTAAAAGATAAGTATATGCTCTTATCTACGCATTGATTCTAAAGCTTTGTTCATCAACTGTTGACGAATTGCTTGATAGTCTTGATTACTCTTTTTAGAAATTGAATATCGATCAGAGTCTGCTACTGAAGTTCTCTCACCACTTGGTGAAATCGGCTTCGGAACATTGACTGCAAGTTCTTTTCTCAATTGATCTTCTAGAGCTTCTTTAATTGAAGTTTCTCTTTTTTTAGCTAACTCAATAGCTTGATCTAATTCCTCTTTATTTCCTCCAACTACTAACTCTTGCATTAAGATACCTTCTTCTTGAATCCTCTTGCTTCTATAAGCATTCATCTCAGATTCACGAATACGTTTCTCTGCTTGTGTTTCAACAGTCTTAATCTTTTGTTGTAGATCACTATTCTGATCTATAACTTGTTGGATCTGTTTTTGTAGCCGTTCAATATCAGACAAATTAGTATCCTCGATTTCCTCAAGTTTCTTCTTCGCAACTTCCAATTCTTTTAGCACTTGCTCTTTCTCTTCCGAAAGTTGTTGAGACTCTTTTTTATTCTTATCTAATGAAGAATAAAGTTTATCTTTCTCTTCTTTTCGGATTTTACTTAAAAGATCATCCACTTGGGATTTAGTATAAACATCTTCTATGGATTCTTTTTGAGCATTTGATAATTCTTGACTATTAACTTCACTTTGATCTGTATTAAGTTCTTTTTTTTCTGGCATATCACTCATGTTTCTTTATTTCCTACCAATCGGGGTGCTATAAAAAGGTTTAATTAACGAAGGATATCAACTTTAGGTGCTCTACGCGCATGGTGTCCGGCTTCATTCATCATCATTTGAAGACGACCGTCAACACGTGCTTTGTTCGGTTGCTCTCGCATATCAAAGTAATCAGACATTCCTCGATCACGAGAAGAGCCATCTTGTCCAGGTCGAACACTAGGGTTAGAACGATTTGGTGAGTACATAGCCATTGTTGGCCTCCTTGTCGATATAATTGTTTAAATATAAACGTAGTTAAAGCAATTTTAATATATTGCTTGCTTATATTCTAACATAATTTATAAAAAACAAAAAATTATATAAACAAAGGCTCAATACTGCACATACAATTTGCGTGTGGTACTTCTGGAAATGCATCTACTCTATATAAACCTGTTTTACTAACAGATGCAGGCAATAGATTGCTGGCATTAGAAGAAGACGCAAGTACTTCACACACTTCACTGCCCCCATATGATTTATGAGAAGCAGATAACCTCCAGTATGCATGATCAATATTTAGGTCAGAAATAACAGACAAAGTAGCCTTGTGCATCGATTTATTTTGTTCGGTACGATTGATCCTTGATAAACCACGGGCGATACAAGATCTTTGACTACCTTTTGGATCCATTAACTTTTTTTTCAGAACAGATAATCCTTGCTCACGTTCTTTTCTACTTCTTACCACTTGATCTTCAAGTGCTACATACATTCTTTTTGCTAGAACACTTAAGCGATCCTTAGTGTTTGCATCATTGACCTTCTCACGAAGAACTGAACTGGATATTGTTTTTGATACATCAGTTATTTGATCCCTGGTTAGTTTACTAGGTAAACCAGATGCTCTATTAACTCCAATAAGATATGTCTTTGTTGCTGCTTGTAAGTTGGACTCAATTAACTTTCCTACTTTCAGTATCTTTTCATTCACAATATTACGGATTTTCTTTTGAGCATCCCGTTTGTTTTTAACTCTTAACTGACCGTCTGCTCCCCTTTTTTGATCTGCCAAAAGTAATACACGCTCTACATCTACGATAGCATCGAGCATCACCTTGCGAAATTGACCCTCTTGCTTTGGCAATCTATTCAATACTCTAACTTTTGCTTCTCTTATATACTCGTTGCGTTCACCCTTGACCACTGATCTTGGATTAGAATACAGAACACTAGAAGTACCGTCTGATAAGCTAACAACATGCCTATTAGAGACTAAACCCTTTTTATTGCCAATCTCTTTTGGCTCAAATTTCTTAGCCATCTAACATATCTCCGACTGCTTTCATACTATTCTTCTCACCGATCATTGTTGGGTCAGGTCGAACTGGATTGGGATTGCCTTTCCCTTTCTTTATTCTTGTATGGTCTTCTTTCATCAAAACTTCCATATCGACTTCTTCTCCGAAGAGTTGGCCAATACCAAACTCTATTTCTGCTTGGTCTTCTTTTTCAATCTTAATATCTTCCTTCATCTTATCGATCTCACGTTGACTCAATCCCATCTTCATCATCTCATGTCTCTTAGAAGTTAAGCCAAGATCTAGTCTTTTCATTGCTCGATCTAATTCAATCGATTCATCTCTTGGTAATGGAGATGGAAATAAGACTTCGTTTCTATATTTATTCATCTTATTTAATTTATCAAATAAACGACCAAATGTAGGATCCGCCAAGGCAGTGATTTTCATAAATAATCGATTAACTAATCTAATCCCTAAACCGTACGATTGAATCTTAACTTTTCTAGACTCTAACATAGGCATGTATCTCATAGATACTGAAGCACCTGTCTCTCTATTATTTACATTAGAAGAAAGAGCGATCTCTGGTACACCTCCTACCTCATGCATGGCTTTCTTGATTATCTGTAAATATTCAAGAGAAGCCGACAATTCACCGCTTAATGCTAAGTTTTCAACTGATGCATTCTCCGGTAGCCCCCACATCCGGTTGGCTCCCCGTTCTAGTTGAGTTAGTTTTGCACCTTTAACAATAGTGACAGGACTTCCATGGTAGTTAATCACATCTGATATATCAGTACTTTTCTCGTTAAACTCTCTTTGTAAAGAAATTATATCCGATAAATCAGATCTCCCGTAAAACTCACCTGCAATTGGGTAATTTGCAATATGCACAATAGGGATCTCACCAAGTGGATTAGGACGCTCTTTCTCAATTCCGTTGGGATGGTATTCAATGACTTTATCTACAAACCATCTCTCACCATACCAGACTACATCTTTACTTTTTAAATCACCAAAACGGCTTTGGTACTTACTGTCTCCATTCTTAAACTTAGGAAAAAGAACCAATACTGAATTGACCTTTTTTCTATCTACTCCATGAGGACCACCGAACGATGGAAAGACATACTGACTAGGCAATACATCTACCCTGGCGTATGGCGCTTCAATAAGATCAGAATCTTCCCATGAAACTCTAAGAAAAACATCACCTGTGATTGATCCCATTTGTGCCATCTCAAATGCTATCATTTCCTTTCGATTCATCTCCCAGGTTCTTTCAAGCATTAATCGAACAAACTCTCTGTCTTCATCTTCTTTTGATGGAGTTGCTGGATCATCTGGTATGGAAACTGAAAAGCCACCCTTCATCATAAAGTTGACGGAAGCATCAACGAAGCGTCTACAGTAATTTATTGTCACTAATGGTTCATTTATGTCTCTTGTATGATTCCAATGTGAACCACGATAAAACCGCATGAACTCTCTGTATCTTTTTAAACGATCTGAATGCTCGATCTCTGTACTTGTCACAAGATTATAAACATTAGACTCACTACTGCCATATGGAGTCGAACCAATAATTCCTCTACTTAATGCTGCCATTTTTAATCCCACTTTCGGTGTACGGATTGTTTGGAGAATAATTTCTTCTTTGAAATTTGTTTCTCGTATTTATTTTCATAAATGGATTTTAACCAAAATCTTACCGATTCGGTACTTAGATCTTTTAAATCACCAGATTGAATAGATTTTCTTACTACTCTTGAAGAGAGACCACTTAATTCTACCACTTGTTGAAAAGTCAAGTCACCATCCATCGAACTTTCTCCTTCCTCTTCTATCTTTTATCTTAGAAGATAGTCTTCTTCTTGAGTCATTTACTGCATTACCCATAAAGGGATTAGCCATAGTTTGAACACCAATGTTTCTTTTGTTAACTAAATAACACAACATCATCAAACCATCCGCATAATCATCATGTCCATCCCCGGATCCTGATGCCTTTTTCTTCTGTCTCGGTGCATGGACATCCATGTACTTACCCTTCCAGTTTTTTTGGAGATCATACATCTGTCGAACAAACCGTTGCCACTTTTTCATTGTTCTAGCATGATCTCCTGCTGGATAAGTCATACGTTGCTCTCTTATCTCTTGATACAAAGTAAGGTAGCCCTCATGCTTGCTTCTTTGATTAAAGATAAAAGGCAAAACATTTATGCCGTCATCATATAAATCCGCATATAATCGATCATAGATAGGATCACCCCTTCCGGTTGCATCCACAATCAGTGAGCCGATCTTATAATTAGATAAATAACGCAAGATCTGTGGATATTGTGTCTCGTGATCATCTCCCTCAATCTCCAACCAATTCACAACATGTACATAATATCGATCCTCACCGCTCACATGTATTGAGTTATCCCACCAAACTTTACCCACTGTTAATACCGTTGAGTCATTAGAACGCCCCACATCCAAACTTGCTACCATGTTCTCAGTGTGTTGATCACTATTATATGGCACATGGGACCTCACAAAATGGACATATTTGCCTTTTACTTTATTTCTAATCTTACTCTTCTCCCGGATACCACAAGCATCAAAGATCTCTGGAGCAATAAAATGTCCACGCTCTAACAACCAATGCAATCGATAAGACATTCTAAACTCGTCTGAATCATAACCAAGTCTATCAATTTCTCGCTCGATGTACTGACGATATCTGGGATTGTATCTAGCAGGATACTCATAATCATATTGGAAATGACAAGCCAACTTCACTGTACCCGAATTAGTCTTGACCCGATTACGCTCGCAAGCGTCAAAAAACTCATTCTTATGTTGGTTAGGCGTGCCAATCTTAACCATGGATGCATTCGTACTCGCACCCATCGGATGGATGGACTTACGAATCTTATAATTGGATATATCTTGAGTCTCTTCACATATAATCAAATGATATGTCTTACCTTCAATGTTTGCCTGTGGCCCTGCACTATTCGCATCAACATAGCTTCCATTGGGTAAACGAAGTACTTTACGCCCACCTTGGAGATCAAGGCCAATATCGGGATCACTAAGTACCTTCAACATCGAATCCGATTGCATACGTTGAGCCATGCGACTATGCATTATTCCTGCAAGCTCATAACTCGGTGCAAAGATCCCTACCCAAAGTCCATCCTTGAACTTGTTGATTCGATCATCATCCTTCAACACATCCATTTTAGCCAAGGTTGGTAAAATCACACATAAACCAACAGTAACACACGAAACAGTCTCAGTCTTACCCGATTGCCTGGCAAACAATGCAGTTATCTCTTCACCATCCTCCATCAGTACTGATTGACATATCCTCCTACCAAACTCCTCTTGATATGGATAAAGATTTACCCCTGCCGCCTCTTTACAAAAGACAAAACACCGCTCTGCTAAATCAATCATCTCGTTATAACTTAATGTATGTCTAGGCTCTTTTATTTTCTGTATCTTTCCCATTCTTATTTCTTCTTTCTTTTGGCCATAATCTTCTTAGCTTTTTTATATAAAAGTTCATCTGCAGTCTTTGTGGTTTTCCCGCCTTGAACAAAAGACAAAACCCGACCTCTGCTCCAATCTATTTGACTTGCCCCTGGTCGGTGTCCTGTTGCCCAAGCCCTGGCTCCTCTTTCATGTACTGTGCGAAGAACACCCAAAGGATAACCGGTCGCTTTTGCAACCGACTTCAAATAACCCTCCTTTGTGTTTGTCTTCATGTTTTCTTTTATCTTTTTCTTTAACCCACTTTTTTCTGCCTGCTTCGTATATTTACTAGGCTTTGTTTTAGCAGACTTGTCGCCCTTCATAGGCTTATATGAAGCCTTACCTTTTTGACTGGCTTTACTCCTCCTTCGTATCTCCTCCTCTCTCTCCTTCTTAGTCTTGCCCTTTAGTCCCGCAGTGTACTTTTTGGCTACCTTGGTTTTCTTCTTTTTTTGTGCCATCTTTCAACTCCTTTGCAATCAGTGTAAGTTGATTATACAGTCCTCTTAATTCTTCTTGTGATGGAGATCCGTACATCTTAGAATCACATTCTAACACATCTTTAATATCAAGTAATTGATTCCAAGCTTCTCTTGTCTTATCTTCTTGTACTGACTTTATACCAAAAGCAGATTCTCTAGCAGCAAACATATATAATAAACTTTCATCAAACATAAGGAGTCCTTTATGACAAATAACGTAAATCACCCAAATCACTACCACCCAAACACAATCGAAGTCATCGATGCTATTGAAGTATGGGATTTAAACTTTTCTCTAGGTAATGCAGTGAAGTATATCGCAAGATCTGGATTAAAAGACCCAAAAAAAACAATTGAAGATTTAGAAAAGGCTACTTGGTATTTAAACCGAGAAATAACAAGGCTTAAAACAGATCGTCAAATATCCCATACTGATCATCCAACATCTCCAAAGCCTCTTCTTTAGTGTCCCCATAACCCCAACCAGTCCAACACGACCCTAGATTGAATGTTAGAAATATACCCTCAAATCTTCTAATCGACTTTACCCCAGCTAAAACCTCTAGGTCTTCATGGTCCTCATAAGAAGCGAGTATCAGATGATACAAAGTATCCCCCTCTGCTATAACATCTCCAACATTAACACGATATTCAATATCCAAAACACTGTCTGGATATGAGATTATCCCATCTGAATGGTATAACACCCAACCTAGCCCGTTGTACTGTTTAAACCTACTTGCCATTGCATCCTCCACAACACCCGCATCCTCCACAACACTTGCAACCACAATCACAAGAACAATTAATTTGATTATTTAAAAAACTCATCGGTTATCTCCAGATCCAGACAAAACACCACGATTATGTCGATTTGCTAGCTTTTCAAGATTCATGTTTGCTATCTCCTCTAACTCATAACCTAGTTCTGTAGATAATGCTGCTATATACCAAAGCACATCTCCAAGTTCCTTTGCAATTTCCTCACCCTTCTTACCATCTACTACACCCTGGTTGTCTCTTATGATCTTCTTGACCTTCTCTGCAACCTCTCCTGCTTCACCTACAAGTCCTAGTGCCGGATACACTAAACTGTATTCACTTGGGAAAATCGCAGTCTCCATGGCCTTTTCTTGATATTCAGTTAACTTCATTTCTACTCTCCATCATTATAAGCATCTCTTGAACCCCTTCAACAATTTGTGAAGATGACTCAACTAATTTAGGATATGAATCTTCCTTTAATTCTTTGTCTAAAAGAATATAGCTAGGTTCAGATTCATAACGTCTTTTTATCGGTGGGTTCATTCCCACAACAAAATCATTACTTAATAAAATATAAATAATAGTTAAAACAAAAACCATAGACACAATATATATTGTTTTCATTTTTTTAACTCTTCTTTTATATCATCTAAGATGTCCTTAATAAAAGACATTGTCACATTTAACTCACGTAATGCAGCTTGATTGTCTTTGACACCATCATGGATCGCTCTCTGCTTAGTCTCAAGTGCAGAAATCTGAATCCCTTGCTTTATTGTCCTATGATTCAATAAAGCAACGTCAACTGAAATCGAGTTCATCCAGATTAAGCCTGGTAAAATACATACACTTAATCCTTTGTACAAAAGTTCCGGTATCTCAATATTCATAAATTTTACTCCTTGTTTTTACCTTTATTCTACTAAATTTTAATTTAACATTGACGTTTTTTTTCTTTATTGTTAATTCTAATAATATTAATCAACAACATGATATGGATTATGAAATGCAAAGAAAACTACACTTCATCCTTAAAACAGTACCCAGAAACCCACCACCGCCCATCGATCTCATGCGATCTTTGGTGAATTTGGGAATTAAATACGACTCTGAACAATATCTATACACTCTTCGATTTTTACATGCAAATATCTCAGAAGAATATTCAGATATGACACACCAAGCATTCTTCATGTATGCACATCGATTATAAAGAGAAATATATAATGATTATTAAAGTTTCAATCCCAGGTCAACCTGTTGCCAAATCAAGGCCAAGGTTCTCTTTTAAATCTAAACGTGCATACACACCAAAGAAAACCAAAGACTATGAAGAACTTATTAAAGAACATGTAAAACCACTGGTCGATGGCACACTCTCCGGACCGATTGATGCACACTTCATCATCGTATTCAAAAGACCAAAATACATGATGACAAAGAAATATGAAGATCAACTTTTGCTGCATACAAAAAGACCCGATCTAGATAATGTTATTAAGGCAGTTATGGATGCACTCAACTCTATTCTTGATGATGATTCACAAATCTGCAAGATCACTGCCGAGAAATATTATAGCGATAAATCTCAACTACCCTTCACACATATACAACTTACAGAAATCAAATGACACAAAATATAAGAAAAAAAAGAAAAACATATTACTCAGTATATCTGTCCCTTACAAAACAAAAGAAATCAAAGTGGAACCAACATGTCATCCTTATCCAAAAAGAAAAACAAACATCCCCGGATGAATGGCTCTTTCGTTTGGAAACATTTGCATATCCCGAACTACTCTTTATATATCGAACCTATCTAGATCATCCCAAAATCATATCAAAAGTACCTAACCTAAACTACCCTCTCAATCTCGATGCATACTCCTTCTACATGGAATTTATCATACCCAATTTCTCTAGTATATCACTGGAACAAAAAGTTGACTCTCTTTTTAATTATATCAAAGGAAATAAATAATGACTAAATTTGAAGCCTGTTGGCTCGTTCTCTTTAACTTGTTCGGAAATAATCCTGACTCACTCTCAGTCGGATACCAACGCAAAATCATCAACAACATCATGCCCAAATTACAAGTATGCAAATCAGTACATACACACGCAACAAAACAAGGCGTTGATCCACTTCTGGCAATCAGTGTCGCTTATCACGAAACACGATTCCAAAATATACAATCAAACAAAGGCGCACAAGGACCCATGGGCGTTATCCCAAAATACCACTGCCCAAAGAAATCAAAATCAAAATGCAACTATACAAAAGCAGGTGTACACGCACTTCAGAAATATCTCGAACTTAATAATCACGAACTCTGCCTGGCACTCGCACAATATAATCGAGGACACTACGGTAAATGCAAAAAAGGACGCTCCGAATATTACTACGCAAAGAAAGTTCTTAAAACATATAAACAATTACTCAATCACAACTATTGTGCAAATGAATTTGATTGTTGATCACTTCCTTACCAAACCATACGCCCTCGAATACGCATCCACAACATTGATCGCCCTTATATATACATACTCTTCATCAAAATGATCATCACACTCAACACCAGACATTATACCCCCAACCACCAATAATAAACTACCTCCCAATATCCGCCTAAAACAATACCAACTCATACCCACCTCTCATCCTTTATCTCAAAAGGAACACTCTTCTCAAAAATAACTCGATCCTCCTCGCTAACCACATCAATCCAACGAATACGACCCAATACACTGGACTTCTTACGACTTCTGGTTCTTACACCATTAGCCGTATTCCCCTCAATCGTTTGTATACGATCACCCTCCGCATACAAAATTACACCAATATGTCCATACTCGTTATTACCACGACCACTCTCATCACTCCCACTTCCCCTCACTCCCATCACAAACAAATCTCCTGACTCCACATCAGACATGTCCTCACTATATACACCCTCCTTCTTCGCCCACTTCACCGTCTGTGTTACACCACCAAACCAATTACCAAACGGAATATCCCCCCAACTACTCGCACAAAATAATCTCGATAACCAACTACTGATTGCTATCGCACACCACGCTGGGAACTTCGATACATTACCTATCCCCCAATGCTTCTTATATGCACTCTTTGACATCCTGGTCTCACCCGTTATCCTCGTACCCTGTACCAAATGACATATATCACCACCCTTATTACTCCCCGGGGGACTCTCCTGCTTGTTCAAATCATCCCAACACAATCCTAGAAAACAAATTAAAATCTCCGGCAATCCCCTCGATACAAAATCCTCCTCCAACATTAACCACCTCTCGTCCTTCACGTTTATATCAATTCGCAATGTCGATCCCCTTCTCAATAATGACTCCCACGTTCGATCACCACATATACCATCAACATCCAAATGCCAACGCATCTGGAACTCCATTAAACACGTCCTCGTCTTCGGACCAAATACCCCATCAATCACCAACTCAACCTCACCATGCGCATTCAACCTACGCTGCATGTACATCACATCACGACCCAAATCTCCCTCTCGTAAAGTTATATACATTTACTCCACTCCTTCTTCTAATGGTAATGTCTCATCATGTACATACATACCAAGTCGATCAAAACCAAATAAACAAAATAACTCCATCATAGGATGTCCCACAAAATTATGGAGGCTATAACTAAACCTCCCAAGCTTAGATAAAAATAATCTCATATCTCACTCCTTTATTTTAATTTTAATAAAATTATTGACAATACATGTATACCATTGTACAACCAATTCATCACCTATTCAACCCCGGCATCCAAAGGAAATTAATTATGCCCACAACCAAAACTAAGAAAACTTCCGAGATTATCACACTCTCAATGAATCCCGAACTCGCACGACTCCTAAAAGCACTGGAAATTAAAACAAATACAAAACGATCCACCCTCATCCGAAACCTCATCATTGACGAACTCAAACAACACAAACTTCTGGATGATGAATACTCCTCCTCTCCCAAATTAGGACGACCCAAAAAAGAAAGGAAAAATACTAATGCAGGAAATTAAATTAAAAAAAGGCATGCAATTCAAAGTAGTAAAAAAAGTATATATCATAGACAATTCCTACAATATGCCCAGCGTAGGCACACTACTACCTGGCACCATCGTTGAAGTTGTAGGACACCCAACACACATCTCTGATGTTCCAATCGCAATCCTATCCGGAGGCGGATCGATCACTCAAAGAAACCTACATGAACCCGATCAATATCGAGAAATCAAACCTGGGAAAGGATACTTCTTCTCGCAGGGACATAAAACAAACAGTCCCTACGACTTCGGTACCCTCTCCTCCTCCTTCTACGAAATACAAAACACAACCAA